ATGTTTTCTTGTTTTGAACAATATTCTAGCCACTTCTTAATTTCAGCAAAATCCTTTGGTTCACAATAATTATGCTTCTCTTTACACCACATTCCAGCAGGGAAAGGCAAAGCCTTGCCATCTAGATTCATAATAAAATGGCTATCAGGATTCATTCCTTGATAATTCTTAGGGTCATATTTACCATCTGGCCCTATAATAGTAGAAGTTGATTTACCATCACCACTACTTCCTAAAATTGCTACTAATACTGACATTTAATTTGTTTTTACTTTAAATATATTTAATTTCTTAAACCAACTGAATAAAGTAGTCTCTATTTTCTTTGGTTTATCTAAACTCTCTGCATACTTATAAACTTTCTCAAGTTCTGCTTTATTATCAGGCAACGGCATTTCAAAGAAACTACAAGTTGCACCATCAAAGAATAACGGACATATTCCTCCTAGCTCACCATCTCTAGATAAGATTACTTCAAGAAATCTAGCATGGTCTCTAAGTCTTGTTATATCATAACCATTATATTCTCTTAAAGAGAATTTAAATGGGTTAAACAGTCCTAAAAGAATATTTACATCTCTTGCGACATATTTTGAGTCACTTAATCCACTGGAAGACGGTCTGATTCTACCTAACTTTACACTATCATTACTTTCGTTTTCTGTGCTTTGTTGTTGAATAACTATTGTAGTGAAATTATATCTATTCCTTAAATACTTAGTAAGATATTCACTCATTTTATCAATAGTTTCTTTTTTAGACAGACCTCTTTCACTATCTAATAGGCTTATGTGGTCTATAACAACTATCCTATATTCTGTGGGGTCCTCTTGTTCATAATAATCAAATACTTCCGTATCGCTATATTCAACTTTTTTCTTAAATGTAGTGCCGTGCTCTTCTGCATAAGTCTTCATCTCTTTCATTATCCCCGTTGGGTTACTTACATTGCTGAAAGAAAAGCACTTCTCAAAAGCACTGAAATAGTTTACATACTTTTCACTTTCAAGTAATTTAAGTACATATTCAGGAAGAGGCTCTTCATTCCTTGTGCTTCTTAAGTTTGATGGGGAGATTCTTATTTTATCTAATTTGAACAATAACCAACTTTGAAATCTGTTGAATATTCTTTCATCAGTTTCTTCCAAAGGATAATAAAAAACTTTTAGTTTCACTTGACTAGGATGTTCACAAGCATATAAAAAAGCTTCAAACAATAAGTAGAGAGTAACCTGAGTCTTTCCTGATTTACTGAAAGAAGTTATTCCCATACTCATTCCTTGTTCTAATCCTATGAAATCATTTGAAAACCTCTTAAAAGGAGAAGGAATACTATTAATCTTCCCATCAAGAAGATTTTGTCTTCTTTTCTTAAGATTAGTTATTGCTCTTTGTACTAAACCTTCACTCATACCAAATGTGTCTGCCATAAATCATTGTCTAAATCCTCTTGTCCTTCATTAGTTATGTAAGACATAAAATCCGACCTTAATTCTCCAGTAGATGGGTCTTTCTTAAGAATAAAGTATTTCAGCAACTGCATATATGTATAGTCTCCATTGAAGGATTCAATATACTTTTTTGCTGCTCGTACTGCTTGTTCTTTTGTAAAATTAAACACATACTTATTTTTAAGAGTCTTTAGCTTTTGTGCTATAATAGCAGTACTATCCTTCCAATAATAAGCTGTTCCTGGTTTTTTACCATCAGGAAATACTGCTCTTAAGGCATCAGCAACGTCATAAAACCATTTTTCATCTATGGTTACAGATTGTTGAAGTAATACTGATACTAATAAATCCTCCTTTCCTTCTGTTATAGCACTGAATTCTCCTTCTTTAATTTCTGCTAATCCATTATCTATTAACTCTTTTTCAATCTCTTTTATGTCACACCCTTTAGCATATAGAAACCAATAAAGACATTCTGCAATACGTATTTTATACTTTTCAAGTATTGCATCATCAATTATTATCTTCATATTTAAATTCCTTTACATATTCTTCATTTATACCTTCTAATGCATTTACTAAATACTCTTCATCTCTTGTATTCTTGAAATATAGAATATATTGTACAGGAAAATCAGACCTTAATACTCTTCCAGTACGCTGGATAAATCTTAATTTCTGACCATCTAATTGTATAATTATTCCAACTTCAATACCTTTTAGATTCATACCTTCTTGTAACATATTGACAGCAAAGAGTTTATTGGATTTGAGGGAATTGAATTCCCCCAAAGCCTTAGAATCAGACTTTGAATGAATTGCATATTTTCCTCCTAATTCATTTGCTTGTTCAATTGAGGTACAAAAACATATAAATCTTTTATTTTCTACATACTTAACCAATCTCTTTGCTTCTTTGGTTTTAAGTTCTCCAAGAAATCTTTTTCTTCTTGAACCATATTGTAACCATTGATTCTTCATTATTTCACTTCTATATGTCTCAAATACTTTCTTATAATAATCCATTTTTTTAGTTAGATAATCATAATGTTGTGCTTGAGTACATCTAAT